GGTGATCCTGCGGCCCCCTATTTTTTTAGCGCCAGATTTTAGCCCCTCTAAAGTTTGGTGAGACAATCACTGCCCTAAAGGGCCTCAAGGGAGGTTTGATGCAATTAATCCGCAAAGGTGAGGCCGCTGAGATTCTGGGCATCACGCCAGGCCGCGTGAGCCAGCTGCTGACGAGCGGTGCACTGCATGAGGTGCCTGGCACGAAGATGCTGGACCGTGAAGCGGTGCTGGATTTCAGGCGGAAGGGCAGCGTGAAGATGCAGATCCCTGGGGCGAAGTCAGGGGTGAGGCCGAAGCCTGGACGGCCACCTGGAAGCGGCAGGCAGTTGAAGAAAAGGATCGACCAGCTGCCTGACGATGAGATTCCTGATCTGAATGAGAGCAGGGCCAGGCGTGAGCACTACCAGGCGGAGCTGGCGAAGCTCGAGGTGGATCACCGCCGCGGTGAGCTGGTGGCAGCTGATGCAGTGAAGAAGGAATCCTTCAGCGTGGCCAAGACGGTGCGGGAGGCGCTGATCAACATCCCTGACCGTGTGGCCAATCTGCTGGCAGCTGAGACCGATGCCGGTGCGATCCACATGGCGCTGACGCAGGAGATCACGCAGGCGCTGGAGGGATTGGTCAATGCTTGATGGTGCTTCGGTGTATCGGCAGGCGTTCCTGTCAGGGCTGAAGCCTGAGCCGATCCTGACGGTGAGCGAATGGGCTGATGAGCATCGGATGCTGAGCAGCAAGGCGAGCGCCGAGCCCGGCCCGTGGCGCACCGGCAGGACGCCTTATCTCAAGGAGCCGATGGACTGCCTCAGCTCGAGCAGCTCGGTGCAGCGGGTGGTGATGATGTTTGCTGCGCAGACGGGCAAGACGGAGAGCGGCAGCAACTGGCTGGGGTATGTGATCCACCATGCGCCAGGGCCGATGCTGCTGGTGCAGCCAACGCTGGACATGGCGAAGCGTCTGGCCAAGCAGCGGCTGGAGAGTTTGATTGATGAAACGCCTGTGCTGCGTGAGCGGATTGCGCCGGCACGGAGCCGGGACAGCGGCAACACGATGTTCAGCAAGGAGTTCCCTGGCGGGATCATGGTGCTGACTGGGAGCAACAGCGCCACGGGCTTGCGCTCGATGCCATGCCGGTATCTGTTTGCCGATGAGGTGAGCAGCTGGCCCCAGGACGTGGATGGTGAGGGTGACCCATTGACGTTGGCCGAGCGCAGAACGACAACATTTGCGCGAAGGAAGATTCTGATGACCAGCACGCCAACGGTGAAGGGCGTGTGCAGGATCGAGGCGGAGTACGAGCGCAGCGATCAGCGGCGGTTCTATGTGCCGTGTCCCAGCTGTGAGGCGATGCAGTGGATGCAGTGGCGGCAGGTGAAGTGGGAGAACGACAGGCCGGAGACGGTGCGGTATGAGTGCGAGCACTGCCGTGAGCGGTTCACGGAGGTGCATAAGGGCCGGATGCTGTCGGCTGGCGAGTGGCGGCCAACGGCACCAGGTGATGGGCGCACGCAGGGCTACCACCTAAGTGGTTTGTATTCCCCGCTGGGCTGGCTGAGCTGGAACGAGATGGTGGATGACTTTCTGCGGGCGAAGCATGATGCGCCGCTGTTGAAGACGTTCATCAACACCAGGCTGGCGGAGCCATGGGAAGAGAACGCCGGCAGCAAGGTGAATGCCGATGCGCTGCTTGAGCGGGTGGAGGCGTATGAGGCGGGCGTGGTGCCTGATGGCGTGCTGCTGCTGACGTGTGGCGTTGACGTGCAGGACAACAGGTTGGCGGTGAGCGTGTGGGGATGGGGCCGCGAGGAGGAGGGATGGCTGGTGCATCACTCCGAGATCTGGGGCGACCCGACACGCAACGAGGTGTGGAAGCAGCTGGATCAGATCGTGCTGGGCGAGTGGAAGCGCAGCGATGGCCGAGCGCTGAAGGCCTATGCCACGTGTGTGGACTCCGGCGGCCACAACACCGGAGAGGTGTACATGTATGCCAGGGACCGGCGGCAGGTGAATGTGGTGGCGATCAAGGGCGCCAGCCTGCGCAACAAGCCGCCGATTGGCAAGGAAGTGAAGGTGGACCTGAATCTGAAGGGCAGGATCCTGAAGCGTGGTGCGAGTGTGTTCAGCGTGGGCACCGACACGATCAAGGACACGCTGTTTGGCCGGCTGCGCTTCAACGAGCCAGGGCCTGGATACCTGCACTTCGGCAAAGCGGCGACGCCTGAGTATTTCGAGCAGCTGACGGCTGAGCGGAAGGTGACGCGATACACGCGCAACGGGATGCCGAGCAGCGAATACGTGAAGGCAAGCAATGCCAGGAACGAGAGCCTGGATACAGCGGTGTATGCGTATGCAGGGCTGCACCTGATCTACAGGCGATTCGACCGCCGGACGATCTGGGATCAACTGGAGAAGAAGGGAGCAGAAGCCAGCAGCAAGAGCAAACAAGCAGCTGCTAGCCCACGCCAGAGCTTCGTCAGCGGCTGGTGATTCATAGCCTGAGGGTATGAACATCCCCTCGCTGCTGACCGCAGGTGACACGGTTGCGTGGACGGATGTGAGCACATCCGACACGCTTGGCAATCCGGTGACCAGCGCGAGCTGGACGCTGGCGTACTACCTGCGCACGAACGTGAACCACGAAGGTGCAACGGTGACGGGTGTGGCCCGGCCTGATGGTGGGTGGGATTTCACGATCACTGCGGCAACATCTGCAGGGTTTGATGCAGGGCAGTGGTATTGGCAGGCGCTGGCCACCTCCGGCAGCGACAAGCTGACGCTGGGCGCCGGTACGTTCCAGGTGAAAGCCAGCTTGGTGTATGCGGGGCAGCCTGGTGCGTTTGATGGGCGCACTCAGGCGGAGAAGGATCTTGAGGCCGTGCAAGGCGCGATGCGTGCACTGGTGTCTGACGGCGCGGTGCAGCAGTACAGCATCGGCTCGCGGGCGATCACGAAGATGCGGCTGGCGGAGTTGATGGAGCTGGAGTCAAAGCTGAAGGCTGAGGTAGCGAGAGAGCGAGCAGCAGAAAAGGTGGCAGCTGGGCTGGGTAATCCCAGCACGATGTTCGTGAGGTTCGGCTGATGGCACGTCGCAAAGCACCGGCTGCAACGGCAGCCAAGCCTGAGGTGGTGGCACCACGGCGGCGGCTGTATGAAGGCGCCAAGATCAGCCGCCTCACTAGCGACTGGGTAACCAGCTCAACATCTGCTGATGCGGAGATCAGCGGCAGCCTGATCCGGCTGCGCAATCGTGCGCGGCAGCTGGTGCGTGATTCCGACTACGCCCGCCAAGCGGTGCGTGCGGTGCGCAACAACGTGATCGGCACGGGAATCAAGATGCAGGCGCAGGTGCAGATGCGCCGCGGCGGCAAGCCTGATCAGCGCGTCAACGATCTGATTGAAGGCGCGTGGAAGCGTTGGGGTCGCGCCAAGACCTGCCATACGGCTGGCCGGCTGAGCTTCAACGAGATTGAGCGCTTGGTGGTGGGCGCGATGGCCGAGAGCGGTGAGGTGTTCATCCGGCTGGTGCGGCAGCCGTTTGGCGGTTCGGATGTGCCGCTGGCGCTGGAGGTGATCGAGGCCGATCTGCTCGATGAAACGAAGGATGGCTACCTGCGCCAGGGCGAAGAGTGGCGGATGGGCGTGCGGGTGGATGAATGGCAGCGGCCTCTGGCGTATGCGTTCCTCACCAGGCACCCAGGCGACAACCGGCCAGCACCGATCGGGCGTGAGCACGTGATCGTGCCTGCTGAGGATGTGATCCATCTGATGGTGGCCGAGCGTCCGCATCAGACCCGCGGCGTGACGTGGTTTGCTTCAGCAATCAAACGGCTGCATCACCTGTCTGGGTATGAGGAGGCGGAGGTGGTGCGAGCACGCGCCAGCAGCAGCCTGATGGGGTTTGTCACCAGCCCTGAGGGTGAGCTGCTCGGTGATGACGTGTACGACGGCGATCGGGTGAGCCAGTTCGAGCCTGGGGTGTTCAAGTACCTGGCGCCGGGTGAGAGCGTGACGGTGCCGCAGCTTGATGCACCGGATGGGCAGTTCGAGCCGTTTGTGCGGGCAATGCTGCGGGCGATGGCAGCAGGCCTTGGTGTCAGCTACGAGACGATCAGCCGCGACTTCAGCCAGACCAACTACAGCAGCAGCCGGCTCAGCCTGCTCGAGGATCGTGAAAACTGGCGGGCGCTGCAGCAGTACCTGATCGCCAACTTCCATGTTCCGGTGTTTGAGGCCTGGCTGGATGCTGCGGTGGCGGTTGGAGCATTGCCGTTGCCGGCGTATCAGGAGCAGCGTGAGCGGTATCAGGCGGTGCATTGGGTGCCGCGTGGTTGGGAATGGGTGGATCCCGAGAAGGAAGGCAAGGCGTACCGCGATGCGGTGCGCAATGGCTTCATGACTCAGGCTGAAGTGGTGATGACCCGCGGCGGCGACTTCCAGGAGCTGATCAGCCAGCGCTCTGCTGAGATTGAGCAGACCAATCAGCTGGGACTGGTGTTTGACATCAACCCAGGGCAGGTGGCAGCAGGCGGCATGGCACAGCCATCCGATCCAATGGATTCAGCTGATCCGGCATCAGATGACACGTCTACAGATGATGCAGCCATTGATGAACAACAGCCTGCAGATTTGATTGGGGTGGACGGTCCATAGGCTGCAGCTAGACCAGCCGGAACAAGATGGATCTCCAGCGGGAGCTTGCTGGCAAGGAGCTGAAGCGGTTTGAGCCGGTTCAGTTCAATGCCCAGGAAGATGAACGAACACTGGAGTTCAGCTTCTCCAGTGAAGCCCCAGTGAAGCGGTGGTTTGGGAACGAGGTGTTGAGCCACGATCCTGAAGCCGTGGATCTGGGGCGCATGAATGACGGCGCTCCGGTGCTGTTCAACCACGACCCTGACCGCGTGATTGGGGTGGTGGAACGTGCGTGGGTTGATGGTGAAAAGCGTCGTGCGCGTGCGCTCGTGCGCTTCAGCCGGAATGCCTTTGCTGAGGAAGTGCTGGCCGATGTGAGGGATGGCGTTCTGCGCAACATCTCCGTTGGCTATTCGATTGATACGGCTGAGGAACGCAGCGACAACATCGTGATCACCAAGTGGCAACCCCATGAGGTGAGCGTTGTCAGCGTCCCCGCTGATCCTTCTGTAGGGATTGGCCGGAGTCTGCCTGTTGAGGCCGCGGCTCCTGCCGCAACAACCCCCGTCCCTTCCCTTACTGACATGGAAGACAACACCCCCAACCTCGAGGAGGTGCGGGCTCTGGCTGTTGAAGCTGAGCGTATCCGCGTTGCCTCAATCACTGCGCTGTGCCGTGAGCACAACGTGGACCTGTCCCAATCGCTGATTGAGCGTGGCGCTTCCAAGGAAGATGCCATGGCTCAGATCCTGGAAGAAATCGGCAAGCGTGCCAAGCAGCCTGCAACCCCTGCTGCACCCAAGGCGCAGCCGGTGGGCTCGGTCAGCTCCGACATTGGCCTGAGCGATAAGGAAACCCGGAGCTACAGCTTCGTGCGTGCCATCCGTGCGCAGGCATTCCCGAACGATCGCAGCGCTTATGAGGATGCTGCCTTTGAGCGTGAGGTGTCTGCCGCTGTTGAGAAGCGGATGGGCGCTACTGCTCGCGGGATGCTGGTGCCTGATGAGGTGCTGCGTCGTGATCTGACCGTTGCCACCGGCTCTGCTGCTGGTGATCTGGTCTTCACCGATGCACGCCCCGGCAGCTTCATTGAGCTGCTGCGCAACCGCCTGGCGCTCAACACCCTTGGCGTGACGATGCTCACCGGCCTCAATGGCCCGGTGGCGATTCCCCGCCAGACCGGCGCCCCAACGGCGTACTGGGTGGCTGAGAAGGGTGCTCCGTCTGAGAGCAACCCCACAGTGGATCAGGTGAACCTGACGCCCAAGAGCCTGGCCGCTTACACCGAGTTCAGCCGCAAGCTGGTGCTGCAAAGCTCCATCGACGTTGAGCAGATGGTCCGCAATGAGCTGGCCACTGTGATTGCCCTGGAGATTGACCGCGCTGCGCTGTATGGCCTGGGCAACACCAACCAGCCGCAAGGCCTCAAGCTGGTGACCGGCATCAACACCGAGGACTTCGGTGCTGATCAGCCCACCTACGCGGAGCTGGTGAGCATGGAGACCAAGATCAACGCCGACAACGCCGACATCGGCGCCATGGCGTATGTGACAAACTCCACCATCTACGGCGGCTTCAAGACCACCGAGAAGGCCAGCAACACTGCCCAGTTCGTGCTTGAGCCCGGCGGTACGGTGAACGGCTACAACGTGGTGCGCTCCAACCAGATCGCTTCTGGTGACGTGTTCTTTGGTGTCTGGTCTCAGATGCTGATGGGCATGTGGGGTGCGCTGGATCTGCAGGTGAACCCCTACGCCCTGGATACCAGCGGCGGTGTGCGGGTGACTGCTCTGCAGGATGTTGACATTGCGGTGCGCCATCCCGAGGCGTTCACCCGCGGCAACAACACCCTCTGATCTGAGGCGTAGCCATGCTGATTGAGATCCTCCGCCAAACATCCATCAAGGGCATCCCCGCGAGGGTTGGTGAGCTGATTGATGTATCCGATGCTGATGGCCGGTATCTCCTGAATGCCGGCAAGGCAAAGGAGGCGGAGTCTCAACAGTGTGAGGTGGCAATGGGATGCCCCATGCCAGAGGCGCGGACGCCTCGCACCCGCAAACCACGTACATAGGAGCAGGCCGATGGCCATCTACCAGCAAACCATTGAGAAGCTGCAGCACTTCCCGCTGCATCCGGCAGCCGAAGAAACGGGCACCTTCACTGGTGCCACCACCAACATCGCAGACCTGAAGGACTTCGATGGTGAGATCCAGGTCATCCTGGATGCAGGCGCTGCTGCTGCTTCCGGCACCATGACCGGCAAGATTCAGCACAGCGACACCACCACCTCTGGGGACTTCTCCGACGTGACTGGTGGTGGTTTCACGGCTGTGGCGCAGGCTGCATCCAAGCAGGTGATGACCCTGAACCGCGATGCCCTCAAGCGGTATATCCGCTTTGTTGGCACGATCGCAGCAAGTGGCACCACCACCTACTCCGTCAACGGCTACGGCCTGAAGAAGTACGGCTGATGGCGTTCTCCGAGGACCTGGGAGTGTTCTTGGCAGACTTTGGCGTCAGCGTCACTGCTGGCGCCATTTCTGGCTCAGGTCTCTTGGACATGCCTGGCCAGCTGGTGGCTGATGGCATGGTGATCACGACGGATTACACGCTGAGGTGTGAGGCTGCAAAGTTTGGCGGCCTGATCTACGGGGCTGAGGTGGCTGTAGATGGGGTCAATTATCAGGTGCGTGAGAATCGCCTGATTGATGATGGAAAGTTTTGTGAGATCACGCTGCTGAAGGTGGCGCCTGATTCCAGTGCTGTGGGGCAGGATCCACGCACATTTGGCTTGGCTGATCTCACTGATGTTCAGATCACGGGTGCTGCCCAGGGCGATGTACTGATCAACGACGGAAGCAACTGGATCAACACGCCTAGGGTGGATGGTGGCGAGGCTTGATCCATGGCAACGACTCGGCAGCGGATTCAGCTACGACGCGACACTGCCGCCAACTGGTCAACGGCAAACCCTGTGCTGCTTGCTGGTGAAATTGGCGTCGAGCTGGACACCAAGCGCTTAAAGGTGGGCGATGGCGTGGCGAGCTGGAGTGCGTTGGATTACTTTGATCCGCAATCAATCAATGGACTGCCAGAAGGCGGAGATATTGGCAACGTTCTATTGAAGAACAGCCAAGCAAATTATGAGGCCAATTGGGTCTCTAGTTTGGATGGAGGAACGTTCAACTAGAAATGGCACGCCTCCAACTGCGTCGCGGCCTCAAGGCCAATCTTCCCAGCACAGGGATGCTGGCAGGTGAGCCTCATGTAACCACTGATCGTGGAACGCTTCACGTTGCAACGGATGCCACTACCAAGCTGGCAGTGGTGCCTGCTGTTGATGACCTGACGACGCTGGCCAGCGTTGATGGTGCCGCTGATTTCATCCTGATTCACGATGCTTCCGAGAGCAGCGGGCAGAAGGAAAAGAAGATCACCTTCAATGCCTTCAAGACAGCGCTGAACGTTCCAGACAGTGACACCGACGAGAAGGTGGCGGTCGTGAGCGGCGGCACTGCTGGGTACATCTGGGGCACTGATGGCACCGATGGCGTGATCCGGTTGAACAGCAGCCTGAGCTGGACTAAAGATGCGGGGAACGGTTACGTGACCATCGCAGTTGACACTGTGGATGGGGGCACGTTCTGATGGCACGCCAGCAGCTGATCAAGATCCGCAAGGGATCAGCGGCTCCAACTGCTGGTGACTTTGAGGAATCAGAACCTGCGTGGGATAGCACCAACGGGCGGTTCTATGTAAAGACTGCTGCCGGCTTGATGAAGGAAGTGGGCGGTGCTGTTGGCTCCAGCAGCACCGGCTTGCGGAACATCACCACCAGCACCTCTGATCCCAGCGGCGGGTCAGATGGTGATGTGTGGATCAAGTACACAGCCTGAGCTGACGCATGACAACCTTCTACTGCGACTTCGAGAACGGCGACGACGCTAACGACGGCACAACGTTTGCCAACCGGTGGAAGACGCTGACCAGTGGTGCGACAGCAGCGCGGATTGCACCTGGCGATGAGATCCGCATCATGGGCAGCCCGGCACCCACGAGCCTGGGCATCAATGGGACGTGGACTTCGGAGGCGCTGCAGGGGACCAGAACGGTGACAGGTGCGACCAACGCCACTCCTATTGAGGTCACGACAAGTACAGCGCACGGCTACAGCACAGGCGATACCCTTACAATTCAAAACGTACTAGGCAACACCGCCACAAACGGAACGTGGGAAATTACAGTTACGGGTGACCGTACATTTACCCTTGACGGAAGTATTGGCAACGGAACTATTAGTGGCAATGGAGTGTCTCGCATCCGCAACAACACCGTGGTGCGGCTGGCGTCGGCTTTGACGCAGAACATCGCAAGCACGGGGCCAAATCGAGCAGCGTGGACGGCGAGTGCCGACGTGACGGCAACGCTTTATACCACCGACTTCAAGGAGCATTACCAAGCCGACAGCATCGCCATCGCCGCAGGCTTCACCACCGGCCTGGCGGCCTACTGGCCAACCGGCACGCTCGACCTGTCCGGCTACCAACAGGTCAGCTTCTGGATTCGGCAAAACAGTGGCACCGTAGGCGCCGATGGTGCGGTGGAACTGCGCTTGTGCTCCGATACTGCTGGCACCACAGTCGTCGATACAATCAGCATACCGGCACTGTCTGGCCTCAATCGGTGGAGGCCAGTGACGGTAGACCTCGGCACCAACCTTGGCAGCAGCATCCAAAGCATCGCGCTCTACGTCAGCACCGACAATGGCGCTCAGACGTTCCTGCTCAGCAACATCATCGCCTGTAAAGCCAGCAGCGACCCCGACAGCCTGACGCTAACCAGCCTGATCGGCAAGAACGTCGAGGGCGAAACGTGGTGGGGCATCCAAAGCATCAACGGCACCCGAGTGATGCTCGACAACGAAACCAACGCCGAACCCATTACCACCACCCTGCGCGGCTACTACGGCACCAGCGAAACGGTGACGACGTGGAAGCGCGAAACTATCAAGCTGGGACCGGCGGCCAGCAGCAGCACGGCACTGCAAGCCACCCAAAAGGCAGGAACCGACGGCTCTCCCATCACCTACAGCGGCGGCTGGGACCGGACGGCGATGACCACGCAGAACCTAGAGACGTGGCTGGATGGGATGAATGGAAATGGATATGGAATCAACATCGGACATAACTTTGTCAATATAGACATGCTTGCATTTACTAGATTAAAGAGAGGCTTGTCGAATAGCGCTGGAAGTTTTTGCTCTTTTTCTCTGGCTGCAGCGAACAACAATGGCAATGCCTTAGTTATTTCTCTGCCAATAAATACAATAACTTTAGGACATGCTGCGGCTAACAGTAGCTCTATTAACATTGAGGCCGGTCCTTGCACCTTTGTGTTAAATCATGGAATTATTTCTGGCGGATCTGCCGGTATTTATGGCAATGGTGCCAATGATTTCAAAATGCTGCAGGGATCGGGCAATGGCATTATTGCGAATAACCACACAAGTGCATTAAGCATTACAAGTAATGCAAGTGGGCTGTTTGCGGGGTTGGAATTTACAGCTAATGGAACGTCTTCCATTGGCAGCACTTATATAAAACTTGCACTGTACAAATGTTTAGTAAGCGACAATACTGAAGTCAGCAGTCCAGAGATTGGACCCGGAACTGTTTTTTCACAAAATCACGACCAAACTGCCGACAATCACAAAATCTTTCTCAGCTACGCCCTAATCTCCAGCGCCACCGATCAGCGCAAAACCGCCAGCGGCATCAGTTGGAAAATCCAGCCCACGAATACCCTCCGCTCCGCATCTTGGCCCGTTCCCCTTTCCCTCGCCAAAGTCGCCTGCGCCGCCAACGCTGCGGTCACCATCAAAGCCTGGATGCGCCGCAGCAATACTGGCTTGACAATGCGCCTGGTCTGCAAAGGCGGCCAGATTGCTGGCGTCGCCAGTGACGTGGTGAGCAGCATGACCGCTGATGCCGACACCTGGGAAGAACTGACCATCACCTTCACCCCAACCGAGGTGGGCGTGGTGGAGATCACCGCCGAAGCCTGGGGCGGCACCACCTATTCCGGGTGGGTTGACGACATGACCATCTCGCAAATCTGATCATGACCTATCACGTCCACGCAGTTGAACAAGACCTCGCCGGCAAGTGGTACGCCCGTGTGGTGATCACCGAAACAGAGGCGCAGTTCTTCAAGTTTCAGGACTACCCCACCATGGCCGAAATCCAAGACGCCGCTGTCGCCTATGTGGCCGCACAGCAGGCGGAAGTGGAAGTGACCGATGTCGTTACCGAGGCGGAGGATTCCGATGCCCCTACCGAGTGAGACCGACCTAGCCTCCCTCGACGTTGCTTACCTCGGCCAGCCGTTTGTGCAGGTCGAGGCCAAGCACATCCCAACCGAAACACTGGATGTTGCCTACCAAGGCAGTCCCTTCGTTGCGATCTTCTACTCGCTCCCGAAGAACACCGACCTAGCCAAGCTCGACTACGCGTACCTCGGCCAGCCGTTCTGCCAGGTGGAGGCATCAAGCCTCGACACTGAGCTGCTCGACGTTGCCTTCCTTGGATCGCCCTTCGTAGCTGTTGGCCCGGCAACAGCGGCAACCCCAGTAACTCCGTCCCTGCTGAACGTCTACGTCAACGTCAGCGGCACCTGGAAGCAAGCCAGCGCCGTCTTCGTCAACGTCAGTGGCACATGGAAAACGGCAAGCACAATTCGGCCTAACGTCTCAGGCGTGTGGAAGTCGTAGTGGTCGTCACTAGGAGCAGCTGCATCACGGTGAGCTGGGCACTGCACCAACGCCTCATCAATGCCAGCGACCACCAAGGCCGCAGCCTGAGCAACCTGGCGGCCCACCTGCTGGAGCTGAGCTGCCCATCCATACGCTGAAGGTAATTGGCGTGAACGCCTGTGGCTGTCAAGTCAAAGGCTGGCATCGGCAGCACACGGACACTGTTCACGCCGGGCAAACCGAAGCGCACCAGGCAAGGCGCTGGCCAACATTCCAAGCCAAACCACGGCAGGAAGAAACCTAGAGGCCAAGGCCGTGGATGAAAGAGTGCAAGCCAACTGGCTGAAAGTGAAGCTCGCCCTTGAGGCTGCAGGCAAAACCAACTGCCACATGTACATGCGTGCCTGTATGGCGGTAAAGACAGGCCGCGATCCGGGCCATCCGTTTGCGCGGTGAACAGAATGAAGCCGTAGCGCCCTGGTGCAGATGAGTAGCAAGCGCGAGCAGATCCTTGCCGCCATCACCACCACGCTGGCCGGCACCACTGGGGTGAGCACCAGGATCTACCGCTCAAGGGTGGAGGCGTTTGCGCGCAATGAAGCGCCGGCCATCGTGATTGAACCCAGCACGGATGTTCCTGCAGAGGAGCTGGTGAGCACCTGCAAGATCGACTGGCGGCTGCCAGTCTTGATCGCGGTCTACACCCGTGGCGCCATCCCAGATCAGATTGCCGATCCGATCATCACAAGCTTGCATGGCAAGCTGATGGCGGATCGAACCCTTGGCGGCCTGGTGATGGACATTTGGCCAGGATCAGTGGATCCGCAGATGGAGAAGGCTGATCAGCCAGCACTCTGGACCGTCTGCACGTACAACGTGCGGTATCGCACCAGCGTGACAGACCTCAGCAGCTGAGGCGATCCGTAGCCTGATGGTGGCGTGAACACCTGTTGATTGTGGCGAAGGACATTCCCCCGCTCCCATCAGTTGGTGGCTCGTATCTGCTGGATAAAAAAAAGAACCAGTGGGTATTGGTTGACGAAGCGCCAGCTGCAGACCTGACTATCCCCGAATCCAATGGCACTGACACGGAAGCGCCTGCTGCTGGCCAAGATTGAAAGCACCTACGGCACTGATCCAACGCCTGCAGGCACTGATGCAGTGCTGGTCAGCGCCTTGGAAATCCAGCCGCTGCAGCTTGAACTGAAGGATCGTGAGCTGATCCTTGGCTACCTCGGCAACACCGAGAAAGTGGTGGGCCAGCGCTTGGTGGGGCTGAGCTTTGATGTGGAGATCGCCGGCTCTGGCACTGCGGGCACGGCGCCGAAGTGGTCGGCGTTGATGCAGGCGTGTGGGTTCAGCGAAACCATTGTGGCCAGCACCAGCGTCACCTATGCCCCAGTGAGCAGCGGCTTCAAGGGCGTCACGCTGTATTACTTCGCTGATGGTGTGCGCCACAAGGTGACCGGCTGCCGCGGCACCTGGAGCATGAATCTGGAGGCCGGTGAGATTCCGAAGATCAGCTTCGAGTTCACCGGGATCTACAACGCCCCTACCGATGAGAGCCAGCCTGCGCTGACCTACAGCAACCAGGCTGATCCGGTGGTGGTGAACAGCGCCAACACCACACCCCTGAAGGTGCATGGCTATTCAGCCTGCCTGGAGTCATTCAGCCTGAGCTTGGCCAACGAAACGCCATTCCGTCAGCTGGCCGGTTGCACGCAGCAGGTGCTGATCACTGATCGCAAGCCTGAAGGTGAGGTGACGATTGAGGCGCCCACCATCGCCGGCAATGACTTCTTCGCGGCTGCCAGCGGGCAGACGCTGGACGAGTTCAGCTGGACCCATGGCACCACCGCCGGCAACATCGTTACCTTTGCAGCGCCAACCTGCAATCTGGGCGCACCTGAGTACGAAGACAGCGACGGCATCATCATGCTCAAGCTGCCGTTCATGCCGGTGCCGACCGCTGCCGGCAACGATGAGTTCACCCTTGCATTGACCTGACCCTATGGCCTTTGTTCTCTCTCAGACGCCCACCTACAGCTGGCCGGTGTCGTTTGACATGCCAGTCGATGGTGGGCGTTTCAGGCGCGAGTCGTTTGAGGCGGTCTTCAAGCGGCTGCCGCAGTCCAGGGTTGAAGAGATCATGGCGGCAGAGCAGGCGCTGCGTGTCTCGTTCCAGCAAGGCAACGATGATCTCAAAGAGCGGATGGCAGAGGTGCGGAGCCATGCCGCTGAGATCATGGTGGGCTGGAGCGGCATCAAGGACGTGGATGGCGGCGAGGATCTGCCATTCACTGAGGCTGGCCTGAAGCAGCTGCTTGAGGTGCCGATGATGGCCGCATCAATTCTGCAGGCGTATGGCGAAAGCTTGCAGAAGGCAAAGGCAAAAAACTGACCGGCGCCGTGGAGCATTGGTTCCATGGCGACAGCGGAGGCGGTGAAGAGTTGATGGCTGACGCCCAGGCGGCTGGCATCGAGCTGCCTGCATCGGTGTTTCAGCCAAAGGTGTATCAGGTGTGGGCTGAGAACTGGCCGGTGGTGGAGATGTTCCTGCGGGTTCAGACGCAGTGGCGCACCACGTCAGGTGGAGTGATTGGTTTGGATTATGGGGTGGTGCTGCAGATGGCTAGCCTGAGTGGGTCACCTGATCCTTTGGCGTTACTTGAGGATCTGTTTGTGATGGAAGTCAAAGCCCGTGAACTCCTGAACAAAGCAGCGGAGAAGAAGTAGCCATGGCATTGAACATGCAAGCGCTGCTGAAGATTCGTGCTGATGTGCAGGGCGAAGGCGCTGTGCAGAGTTTGGCCACCAAGCTGGGTGGCCTTAACCGAACTGCAGGCACGGTCAGGCAAGGCTTTGGCAGCTTGGGCAATGCCGCTGTCGGCCTGGGGTCTGCATTAAGCGGATTGGCTGTTGGCGGCGCCTTGAAAGGCGTGATGGCAACGTTTGGGGAATATCAAGCGGATATTAAAGTGCTGGAGAATGGTCTCAAAAACTTAGGAGGCAACGCGCCACAGTATCTTGAGCCATTGAAGAAGATCGCATCTGATCTGGGGGAATTGACGCTATTCAATGAATCGGATTTCAATAAGGGCTTTGGGCTGCTCACATCCTTTGGAAATATCGGAGTCAGCAGTTACGAGAGGGTGGCTAAGGCGGCTGCAGATGTGGCGCAAACATCTGGAACAGATGTAAGCGCTGCCATGATGCAGCTAGCAAAAGCATTGAACGATCCTGCCAAAGGCCTTACGGCTCTTGCTAGGTCAGGTATTCAGTTCACAGAAGCACAAAAAACCATGATTGAATCCATGGTTGATTCTGGAAACATTGCTGGAGCGCAAGAGCTTATCTTCAAGGAGCTTGAGAAGCAGTATGGCGGCAATGCTGCAGCCGCAGCCACTGGATATGCTGGCGCATTGGATACGCTTGGAGAGAAATTTTATGATCTGCAGAAGGCTGCGGGGCCATTGATTGAAGCTGGCTTGACGCCGCTGATCCAAGCTTTGACGAAAACCCTTGAGATTCTTTCAACAACTTTGCTGCCAGCCATAAATGCGCTGCCAGGCCCAATCAAAACCATAATTGGATTGGTTGGTGTGCTGACAGCGGCGTTGCTGGTTCTTCA